AATGCGAATTGCCGCATGAGTGTGATCGCGATCACATAGACGATGCGTTCGATTGCGTATTCTGTCATGACAAAAAGACCGTTCCGGTGATGGGATATGATGATGATCACCAGTTGATCATAAAGTGGATCGATTGCCCGGAATGCAGTTGACGAAAGAAGGGATGGGAAAACATGAAATATGCAGTAATAGAAGATAACGAATATACGCGAAAGGACAATTGCGGCGCCGTTCTTTATAACACAAAGAAAGCCGCGATCAAACGCGCTCGTGCGTTGTCAAACGGATGTCCGCCAGCTCGTAAAAAATGGATCGTTGTTGCGTTCGGCATCGGCACGCTCGTTATAAGGATTGACAACGGAAAAGAGGTTGTCGAATGAACGAGATTTTAATGTTCAAGCATCCTTCATTGTATTACGCGCCGGCGCCGGTGTTGATCTCGGTCCGTCCGAAATGGGCGGAAAAGATACGCTCGCTCATCAAGCCGTGGGAGCTGAGAACGCGCATGTGTCCGGACGGCGAATATTATATGTATGAGACCGCGCCGGTGAAACGGATCACGGCCAAATTCGATATGCGCTGCATCGGTTATACCGATCGATGGACCGAGCAGATCGAAACAAAAGCGTGTGTTGACATCGGCGAGTTTGAGCAATACAAAGGCACAAAGTCAAAGTACGCCGAGGATGAGGGCATATACATTCACGAGATCAGCAACCTCAAAGAATGCGATCTATCGTTGGGATCGTTCGGCCTGAGGCGTCCGCCGGTCTCATGGATGTATCTAAGATCATGACGATGCGATACGGCGAAAGCGTCACTTTCTCGCGTCCGGCTGAATTGAGTTGTATCCCATGACCATCCCCGGCCGGAACGCGTAACGCCGCGCAAAATCGACATGATCGAAGAAAAACCAAATTTTTTAACCTTCATTTCCATTGGAAAATCTAATTGGAGCGTATTTAAAACCGTCAGATTAAGTTTTTATATAAAGCCAGGCAAAATCCAGGAAAAACCAGGAAAAAACTTTTGGTTTCTCCTGGAAAAATACATAAGTGTGTGTAAAATGTCTAAATTCAGACAGTCGAATGTCTGATAATAGACAAAAGTATGCAAATAAAGTATATACTCAGGAAAAACCAAATGTTTTTTCCTGGTTTTTCCAGGCATTTTTCTGAAAGTTATATTTAAAAACGTACTATGCCTTTAAATACTTCCAGGCGCTGGAAAAATCCTCGCGCGCGTGGAAAACTTTCGCAATTTTCGTTAAAGAATATGGAGCAAAAGTTTTTTCCTTTTTTCCAGATATTATAGTAGTGTTAAGAAACACATACAAAAAGATATTTTAATATTAATGTATGCGTTTTTTATACTTTAAAAAGAATATCTGTTTGTGACCGTTGCCAAGAAAATCAAAGATGATCCGGACGATAACGGCCGGCGTTTCGGATTCAAAAAAGGCGAGTATGTCGCACATTGGCAAAAACCGGAACAATTAGAGATCATCACTCATTTGTGCCGCATGGGTTTAACAAAGGTTAAACTCGCTGAGCAAATGGACATAACCGTTCCGACACTCAACGCATGGATCGTCAGATATCCGAAAATCGCTGAGGCGATCAAAGCCGGTTTCACTTCGATGCAAACTGAGATCGACAATGCTTTGTATAAACGCGCTCGCGGATTTTGGTTTGAGGAAAAATCAGTTGTTCATAAATCGGACGGCTCAACCGAAACAAAGATCACGGACAAATACATTGCACCTGATCCGGCAACATTAAAGTATGTTAAGACATGCACCGGCGGCCCGGAATGGAATGAAAGAATTGTTGTTGATGCAAAGGTAACGGCGGATATGACAATTCAAGATCACAACATCAATACGATCTTTCCGGCGATTGCCGCATTACTTGAAAAGGCCGGCGTTCCGGTATCCGATCTTGAAAACGCATTGAAAGAGGTTACGGATGAATCTAACACGAGATGAGCTGGCGTTGATCGCGCTCGGTTTGAAGATAGGCGGATCATTCAAATCATTTTACGAGTATTTTAAAAATACTATATTGACGCAACACGGATTCATCGAAGGACCGCATCATAAGATGATGTGCGATAAGATCGAGGCCGTTATGAGAGGCGATATAAAGCGGCTGATGATGTTCGCGCCGCCGAGGACCGGAAAAACGATCATGACCGCGAATGCAGCGTCAACATATTATCTCTCAAAGAATCCGCAAAAAGAAATTGTGATCGCATGTTACGGTGAGGATTACGCCGTTCAAGACGTCCAAGGATCGCGGTTGCAACTGGAGAACGAGTTTCACAAAAAGGTCTTTCCGGATCAGAATTTCAGGATCAACAGATCGGACGCATGGAGTTTTCATCAAAAGCGCGGAAAGGATCCGAATTTGCGCGGCGTTGGTATAGGATCAGCATTGACCGGATCAGGCGCGGACATTCTGATCATAGATGATTATATCAAAGATGCAGCGTCCGCATTCTCAATGACAACTCGAAATACGGCATGGGATTGGTACACTCATGTCGCTGCAACACGTCTTAATCCAATGGGTAACGGTGTTATCATCATTGCAACGCCGTGGCATCCTGATGATCTCGCTCACCGTCTTTTGAAACTTGAAGGTGAGAAAGGCGTATTTGATGAGAACGGCAAAGAGGGAATATGGGATGTTGTGCGCATCCGTGCGATCGATGAATCCGGACGTTCCTTTTGGCCGGAACGTTTCACGGATGAGTTTTTCGCCGAGCATTTGAACCGCCTCGGTCCGGAATCATTCAGCGCTTTGTATCTCGGCCGGCCGGTTGCTGAGGAAGGCGCCAAGTTCGGCCGCGATTGGTGGCAATTCTATGATATCGCCGAGATTGAAAAGATCACATCGCAAAACATCTATGTGTATGCATCATGGGATACGGCACTGAAAGACAAAGAAATGAATGATTATACGGCATGTTCAGTATGGCTTTCAACTCCGAACGGACACTATCTTTTAGATACATTGTATGAAAGACTGCAATTTACCGATCTTGAAGAGGCCGTACATCGCATACATAAGAAATGGAATGTGATGTATCATTTGATCGAAGATAAGGCATCCGGGATATCTCTTATACAAACTCTCAAACGCAACACGATGTATAACATCATACCGATTGAACCGAAAGGACCGAAATATGAGCGCATCGTGAACACGGCGCCGGTGATCCGTGGCGGACGTGTGTTTTTGCCGGCCGAGTTTGCAACATATCAAGGCGAACTTGTGAAAACTCCAACTCAAAAATCAAAGTTTATCATCGAAATGTTCGCTTTATACCCATTTGTCGATCATGACGATATGCACGATTCGATCGCACAATACTTAAACTTTATAAATGTTAATACGGTTAAGGGTGTGTATGCGTCATTGTCCGATGAATTTTATCAAAAATCGGCCGAGTATGAGGTATTCTGATGTCTGAGACAGGAAAAGAGGCCGGCGAGATTGTCGTTGAGGACATGTTTAATCCTCGTTCGGACATCAAACGCGATCATGTTTTGGCGGCTCGATCGAATTATATTGTCGATCAAAACATGAATCAACTCGTGAGCGTCATATTTCCGTCAGACATGGAGTTCTATGTTCACAATCCGGACGGATCACTGAATGACGCGGCAACAGAAATTTTAACAAATATGGCGTGGTCAAAAGAGGCGAACTTATGGTATTACGCGCTGCAACTCTATGACGATATCGTAACATGGGGATGCGCGATCACGAATCGTTTCTATGAATCGATAGATGGCGTATGGGAATTGAATTTACGCCGGTTGCCGCCGGAATCGTTCAATGTTGTTTCAGACAGTTCAATAAAAGGTCAGAAAGGCCAATTGCTCGAAGGATTAATATCAACTTCAAAAGGGATACGCGCTTTCCAAAGCGTTTTCGATGATTCCGGAAAGATCGTAACGTCTGAGTTGCCGGCGGATTCTATTTTGATCCTGACCGATCCGCGATACTCCGATAAAGTGGGCGGCCGATCTCGGTTGCGTGGTGTCATTCCATTGCTCCGAAATCTCAACCAGGCATTCGTTAATTTCGGCCGAACCGTTGAAAGAGTAGGAATACCGAAATTCTATGCTCAAAGAACTGATCCATACGCGGCGGAAAATCCGGAACAAAAGGCCGCAACTCAAAAGATGTTATCGGCTCAGGCTGAGGGCATGAGTTTTGAAGTTCCGGCTCATCTTAAAATCGATCAGATACCGTTCTCAGCGAACAACATTGCCGAGAAATATTTAGATCGAGTGTTGAAAGAGATCAAGGATTTCTTTAATCCGACTGCATGGATATCAACGGCCGGCGTCTCACTCGTGGGATCGATGAAATCACAAATGGATTTGCTCAAAGTGTCAATATCCGGACAACGCAAAGTCATTGAGGATATTATAGAAAAGATACTTGACGAATGGCTGGAAGTGAACGGTTGGATCGGCTGCACGTCTGAGATCGTGATCAATGATGCCAAAATCGAGGAACCGAACGACAAGATCAATATGATCAAGGCGGCGATCGGATCGGATAAATGGATGTTCATCAACGAGGCTCGCGCACTCGCCGGATTGCCGGATTTGGACGAGGAACAGTTGAAGGAACTTAACGCCAGCTCAGGCGGAATGGATTTATCGATGTTCGGATTCGGACCGCAAAAGAAATCGCGCGTCAATATTGATCCGGAACGCAATGATCTATCGACTGAGAAAGGCGCCGAGCATGAACCTAACAAGATTGAGACCGAACTATTGGAGAACTACGAATCAACTTATGACGCCGCCAATGATGCGTTGGTCGCTGGCATTACCAACACGGACGGCGGCGCCGTGCTTAATGAACCGATCGTTAACGCGATCATCGACAAAACGCATGAGAACATTGTTGTTGGTCTCGCAAAGGACGCCGGCAAAGGTTACGTCAACGGCTCGGTTTTCGGTTACGCTCAAATGAATGTCTCAATGACGCCGGACGTATTGACCGATCTCAGAATGCGGACCGAGATATTCATCAACGATTATGCAAACCTCGCGATCCGTGATGGAGTGACGATCATCAACGGCGAGCCGAACGATTGGATCAGCCGCTTTAAAGAGGATGATCGCAAATCTATATATGATATCATTAATCAAGGGATACGCGATGGCAAATATCCGGGCGTGAAGGAATCAGCAACCGGCACGTATCCTAAAAATACGATCGGTTATGATCTCGCCGAATACTTCGATGATCGGAAATCGCACGCAACAACGGTCGCTCGTACTGAAACAGGTCGTTCAATGAACATCGGACGGCTCGAATCTTTCGCCGAGAAAGGCGTAACGAAAGTTGTTGTTCTTGATGGCGATGGCAAAAATCCGTGTGATATCTGCAACATGCTTAACGGCTCAACGTGGAGTATAGATTTTGCGATGGATCATGAACTTGAACATCCGAATTGCGTTCGGTCGTTTGCACCGGTCAGGCCGTCAGGCGGATTCAAAACAAGCACGGCCGAGACGAAACTATTTAAAACAAGGTTAACAATGACTAAATATATATTTGGTGGGATGTGAATTTGAAAGGTCGCACATTTACAAATCTGATCAGTGAGGAAAAAGTGACGTCTCATGACGCCGTTTTGCACACGCTCGATCGCGAATATCGTTACGGCGATGAGATTTTGACGATGAATAGCGATGCTTTCGAGGCAACGCTGAATGATTGGCTCAATGCAAAAGTCATATTCGGCACATATCACCCGGATATGGATCTCGGTTACTATGCTCCGGGATTATCGGTGGCCGTGAACAACGCCGTTGAAGTTGGAAAGATCACAAAAGCATGGATTGATAAGACCGGACACGCGCGTTTATTTGTGACGTTCGAGTTTTCCGGCGAGCATACGGATGAGATTGAGAAATTGATCGGTGAAGGTCTCTTATCTCTTTCATCCGGTTTCCACTCCATAGATACCGTGGATGAATACGGACGTCTCGTTTTTACGAAAGTAACGCCGAATCACGTTCTTTTATTCATGGAGAACGAATGGAATCAGCCGCGCGATCAGTCAAGCGGCATAGTTAACAAAGAGGACGAGAATATGACCGAGGAATTGGCAAAAACAAACGCCAAACTGACGGTCGAGAAAGAGGAATTGACCGCGCGTCTCTCAAAGGCCGAGGCTGAGAACAAAGCGTTAACGGATGCTTTGAACGCCAAGACCAATGAGTTAAAGGCGGCTGATGCCAAAGTCTCGGCGTTAGAGGCGGAATCGGAAAAGCACAAGATAGAGGCGCTGGAGCTGGAATGGTCCGCGATCGTATCGACATTGCCGGCGGCGGTTACAACCGATGCGGCGAAACTCGATGCGGAAAAGAAAGAGTTCATGGCGGATCCCGGATTGTACGCGCGTAAAATGGTAGCGGCAACCGCGAAAACGTCAAAGATCGATCCGGCAAAAACAAACATGGCCGGCTCAGTCAATGACGGCGCCGATGGAAAGGGCAACGCTGAAATGGTCCGTGTCAACGGAAAGTTCATGACCGTTGCCGAATATGAAGATGCACGCAAAAAGGGGATGATTTGAAATGTCTGATCCAGTAGGAATACCCGGAGAGGTCAAGTATGATCACTTGAAACTCGCGCTGAAATTCAAAGTGACGGCGGCCGTAACCGCCGGGACCGTATGCACGATAGACGGCACAACCGGAAAACTGACGGCGGCCGGCGCTACATCAACCGGACGCGCGGTTGTTCCGTTGCAGCACGCGCTCGCGGCGGACGATGAAGTAACCGGAATGATCGAAGGTGTTGTACTGCTCAAATGTACGGCAACTGCAAAGAAAGGACGGTCCGTAACGTTCGCTGCAACCGGCCAGGTTGCACCGTGGACAACCGGCGATATCATCGGATATCTCGCCGAGGACTGTAACGACATAACGATACCGGTTGCGGTTAGGATAAAGGGGTGATGAGACATGGCACAAGGATTACCCGGATCAACTCAGATGATCAGCATTCCGCTGTTCAGCAAAGCCAAGTTGTTGCAGACTGAGATCGATACTCGCGAGGCGATGAGACTTGACAGGTGTTTCAGAGTTCTCAACGATTCCGACAACATCGATTTCGAGTGGGCAACCGTGAGTGAGGGCAACGTTGAATCTGACGTTGGCGAATGGCAGGACGTCCTGATCAACAACGCCGCGTTCGGAAAGATCAAGTTCTCGATCAAGAAAGACCAGGGCAAAGTGGCCGTATCGGATGAGGCGAAAAAGCGCGGAAAGACGAACGGCTTTGACTTCATGGAGATTCAGCGTTCCCAGCTGGGACCGGCGTTTGCGAAATCCGCTGAGGCAAAGCAGATCGGCGCGATCAAAAAGAATCCTCAGACTTTCAGCGCTGCAAAGAATTGGGCGCTCGAAACAACGAATCCGATCAAGGACCTGCTCCAGGCCTCGCTGAAATTGAAGGTGGGGAACAGACGCGAAAAGTATCTGATCCTCAATCCTCAGGACGCTGCGGATCTGCTGGCGAACGACTTCATATTGAAGTACATCACGGCCGGCCGTTTCAGCGCCGATCTTTCAAAGATCAGCGAGTTCAACCTGATCCAGGATGAGAACGACATCGTATCGCGCGGAACCGCGTATCTCACGGCTGGCGCCGGTGTTGGGTATTGGGTCAACGGTGAAGTTGCTCAGGAACCGACACGCGTAACCGGTCAGGGGGATGTGCTGCTCATGACGAATTGGAACGGCGTATCGGGACCGTTGGATACTGTCAAGGTGTCCGGCAACGTCAAGAACGCCGGCGCGGTCGAAATGACGCTGATCAACACGGCGTGAGGTCGAACGAATGGCAGACATAACCGCGTCCGAATTTACGGCCTTAACAGGAATCACCGTTGGCGGACGCGATACAAACCTTTTCACACAATCTATTTTTGATATATTAGAGCCGATCGCAAAAGAAAGACTTGATGCGATGGCGTCAGGCGTTCAGCCTCAGACATACAAATTACTACTCGCAAACATGATCGCGCATTTATGGACCGTAAGGACAACGGACACATCCTTATCGTCTGAGCGCATCGGCGATTATTCATACACGCGTAAAGCGGATTCACAAAGCAAATACATGGAAGAGATACTTTCTATACTCCGTACATTGGGCGGCGGTGGCGGCATGGTCGTTACCATTCCGGATACGGATAGAGGCGCGATTGACAATGAAGTGTTAAGATGGTGATCACATGATCGAAAGCATGTTGAATCAAACGGTTGCCATCTATCCGCGAACTGGTTTCGATGAAGAGGGACAATCAGTATTCGGCGCCGGCGAATGTGTAAAATGCCGGATGGAATCAACTAATATCCGGACGATGGTAACGGATGGTCAAGAATTTAATCCATCATTCAAGTTCTTTTTCTCGGCGGATACTCAGATCGGAATAGGCGATAAGATCACAAAAGGCAGCGCCGAATTATACGTCCGTATGATCTCAAAGATAGTTCTCGGATCCGGAACGGTGCATCACATAGAGGTGATCGTGTAATGGAGTTGAGCGTTTCGATCAATGGATTATCTGATGTTCTCGCCGAGATCGATCTACAAAACAAGTACGTTAAAGATGTCTATGATATTATCAATGACGAAACGTTCTTTGCAGTTATGAATAGCGCCGTAACCGAGGCGCCAGTGAGAACCGGATATCTGAGACGTTCGGCATATCACGAGGCACACATGTATAATTATAACTTCACTATTGCGGCCGGATTCTTTGCGAACTATGCCGGTTACGTGGATGAATCGCATCGCAGCAATGCCGGATTCTTTACCGAGAACATCAACATTGCGATCAACAATATCAACAGGAGAATTGACAAACTATGAGATCGCCGGCGATGATCGTTAAAGACTTGTTGGTGTTGCGCTCGGATTTCAGACCGGTAACGGTTGCAGCAACGCCGCCGGAAAACGCAACGGCGGTTATCGATTTGCCGAATAACACGGTTGATATCGTTGGCAATTTCCGATACTTCACAATTAAGACAAAGCAAAAGACATACGAAAAAGGGTATTCTCTTTTGAAAGAGATCGAGAAATACTTATCGCCGATGCGCAATATCGGCGTTGGTAATGAACGATGCGCGTCTTTCCTTAAAACAGGCGAGCCGCGAGACGGCGGTTTTGAAGAGAATCTTAACGGAAAGTATAAGATACTTTATCAAGATTACCGGGTATATAAAGACGAGGAATAAACATGAACGAGATATTGTTTGTTTTGTTGGTCGTTATCCTCGCGATCGCTGGATACTTGATCTTCAAGGAATATTCCGGCGGCGCGTTGAAAAAGACCAAGAGCTGGAAAGAGAAAGAATCAGTTATAATGGAGATCATCATCGCGGCGATGTCACTCATTGGTGTTATCGCGGTTGCGCTGGGGTGGTAAAATGGCCGATCCTGTTGTTATACTGAATAAATCGATATCGTCTCAGGGGATGGAACTTGAAGTCAACGGAATATCCGTTGAAGGTCTGAGTTCAATCGGCATTCCCGGAATAACAAAAGATGAGAACGACACAACGACACATTCGAGTGAAGGTTACAAAGAGACTGATGAAGGTCTCGCGGATTGCGGCACGGTTGAAGTGTCCGGTAATCTTTGGACGGATGATGCCGGTCAGACGGAATTAAGGCGTCTGTCAAAGCCGAATATGGGTAAAGCGCGTTTCGTTGTCCGGACGCCGGAACAGCCGAGACCGCCAGCTCAGGCCGGCGTGCCTCAGCCGCCCGAAGTTCCGCGTCTCGCGTGGTCGTTCATTGGATGGATATCAGCATTCTCGCCGGAACCTGGCGAGGTTGGCGGCGTGGTCAAGTTCTCATGCTCCATACGCATAAGCGGCGGTGTGACTGAGGACGTGTTACCGTTTGAACCGTGAGGTCAAAGCATGAATGGTTTTGACTATCCGGTAATGGACGGTTACACTTTGCGCGTTCCGCTGATCATAAAGGATCAGTTGAACCGCAAATTTCCGCCGCGCAAAATGACGGTCGAGACGGCGGCCGATGAGGGAATATCTCAGCGTAACGCCGCAATACTCGAACACAACCGCACAAATCCGCATGATCTTAAACCGCTGGAAATCTCAGAAACAATACTGAAAGAGGTTATAATCGGCAAAGGCGTTCCGGATTTTACGGATGTGAACGAGGTATTGGATGCGTATGTGTTGATCGTGAACAATTCGCCTGAGGTCAAGACCGGCGAGAGAAAGCCGGTTGACAAAGACGTATTGCTTAACGACATGACCGATCTCGAACCGTTCGCAATGCTCGTATTGACCGCTATAATGCCGCCGGTGCCGGCGAAAGGTGATCAATCGGGAAACGCGTAACGCTCACGGCCTCGGAGTTGTGGGCGTTCGCTCGGACGCGTCTCAATCTGACGCAATCAGAATACGAAAACTCAACGGACGTTGAGTTGATGGCGTTGTCCGATGCGTACACGAAAGAACGAGAAGAGGACATAAAGCGGTATGACCATTGGTTTGCGATGGTAGCCGCCGATGTCTTTAACTCTCAGGTAGCGAAAAAGGAACACAAAATCAAGATCGAGGATAGGTTGTTGTTCACAAAACGGACGTCAAAATCGGCAATGATCCCGATAACGGACATCGCGTTACAAACAACTCTATGGTCCGCGATCTCAACAAGACGGAAAAAAGAAGGGTGAACGATGTTGTTTGCTATGATCACGATAATATCAAGTTTCATTGCCGCCGGCATCGTTACGTATATTATATACGGCCATAAGGAAAGCGGTTAACATGGCGGACAAAGAGGTATCGATTGTATTCAAGGGTGATGCGAAAGACGTTGAAGTAGCAGCAGCGGCCGCGAAACGTGCGATCGAAGAGTTGAACGGCGAGGTTGTCAAGATCGGACCGGCATCATCCGGATCAAACAATCAGGCGAAAACATCATACATCGCACTCGCCGGAACGATCGCTGCAACGGCGGCCTCAGTATATGCGCTATATCTGCAAAATAAAAGACTTCATAACATGCAGTTGCAGATACAAAGAGCAACGTATAAGTTGGAGTTGGCTCAACGCAAATACAATCAGCAACTTCAATCTTATAACGACTTGTTGAACACGATTGAGACGTCTCAACAGGCCGTGACCGATCTGCAAAACAAACAGGCGTCTCAGCTGGAAGAGAACACGGCGCTTATCGATGAAGTAACGAAACTCGAACAAGAATATCGAAAGGCCATTGATCAGTTCGGCGGCGCCTCGATCGAGGCTCGCGAGGCCGGTTTAAGATTGAATGAGGCAAAGCAACGTCTCGCACAATCAAACAAGGATCTCGCAACAACGAATAAAGAACTTGAAAAAGCACAAACTGATCTCGCGAGATCAACCGAGGATTTGCAGAATGCGCAGGAAATGTTAGAGTTATCCCAAGAAAATCTTGAAATTCAAGAAGAGAATTTGAGACAAAAAACGGATTCTGTCAATGATTCTCAGATCATGCTTTACATGACTATCGCAACAACCGGATTGACGGCGGTTGCGGCGATCACTCAGGCGTGGACCGTGTTTTCAAAGATGAACATCGCCGGATTCCTCGGCGGAATAACAAATGCAGTTAAAGCGCATTCCGCCGCGCTCGGCATCGCTGCAACGGCCGCCGCGAGCGTTATGTTTGCATACATGGCGTTCAATGCCGAGACGCCGGCAACACGAGCCGCATATAGCGCGTTGACCGCTGCAACGATGAGTTTAACCATTGCTCAGATCGCGCTCGCAGCGGCAAAGGCAATGAACATAACATTATCAACGTTCGGTCTCGGCGCGATCATCGTTGGCGCCGCGATCGGATCGTTCGCGTTGGTGTATGGCCTCGCATCCATGTTCGGCGGCGGCGGTGAGGTATCCGTTCCTAATATGGATTCATCGAGCATGGCCGGGATCAATGCGTCAACCTCAAACTTATACAACACATCCGGCGGAAATTACATTGGCGAGATCAACGTTTATTCGGATGATCCGGATCGCGCCGGAACTGCACTCGTTGATGAACTAAACAAAAGAGGTCTCTATTGATGAATGAAGTACAACCCATTGAGTATCGCGTTGTGATCGGCGGCGTTGACTATACTCAATACGTTGCTATTGACAACACAACAAAGATCGAACTTGACGAGAAACTTAATGCCGGCAATACGGCAAATGTTACTTTAAGATCGGATAAACCCGGTCAAGGGTTTAATATTCAGACCGGCGATGTTGCCGAGATTTGGTTTGACAACACATTAGAGTCCAAAGGTACAATTGGAGATTTCACGCCTCGGATCATAAAAGTTGTGAATACAACCGTTCGCGAGTACGTGTTACCATTGGACGATCACAATATCATTTGCGCTCATCGTCTTTACACAAACGCATTCGCTGAAACGACATCGGGCGCGATCGTCAAAGATATAATAGATTCAACACTGTTCGCGGATGGAATCACATATACAAATCAAAGCATATCGGACGGCCGATTGATCATCGAGGCCGCATACAACACGCAACGCGTCAATGATATTCTTGATGATCTCGCACGGACCAACGGCTTTTATTGGTATATCGATGTTGATAAAGTCTTATGGTTTCGCGCTATGGATCTTACAAACGAGGCGCCTTTTGTTATAACTGATGATGCGAGCAACACGGCGGATAATTTCCGGTTGATGATGAATACCTTAAAGATATCATCACCAAGAACACAATATCGCAACCGGTTGTATGTTCGCGGTTATGGGATCACCGATGAAATGACGGACATATTCACGGCGGACGGTGTTAATACTCAATTCGTTTGCGGATTCGAGATTCAAGATTTATTGTATCTATTCGTCAATGGCGTTCCGCAATCATTCGAGGTCGATTCGAGAACGGCCGTATCTGAGTTCATGTGGAAATTCGGCGAGGCACAAGTTCGAGCGAGCAAAGAAAAAGTGTTGAATGATGGCGATATTATCACTATAATATATCGCGGCCGATTTCCTCTTGTTGTCTCGGCCGAGGATTCCGGAGAAATCGCCGCGCGTGCAGCGATCGAAGGGAATAGCGGCGTCTATGAGAGCATCGAAGAGAAACAAGATATGTACGGATTCAATCAGTTGCAGAATTACGTAAATGCAAAACTGATCGCGGCCTCGCGTATACCAACCGTAATATCATATAAGACGCAACAATACGGCATTCATCCGGCAATGGTGCAGCAGGTGACATCAACCGGCGATGCGCTTAACTTTTCATTGGACGCGGTGATCGATACTGTCAAGATCAGACTTGACGTATTCGGAAAGCCAATTATCACGGTATCGGCAACGGCCGGAACGACACTTGATCGTTGGTGGGATTGGTTTAAGAGCGTGAAACTCGCAGCCGAATCTTCATTGATAAGTACCGGCTCGGTAACTATGGGTGTAAAGACACAAGATATCGTTATATTGGTCGATGGTATTTCAGTTATGGAAATAGACGGTGAGAACTTGTGGGACGTTGGACGGTGGGATTATGGAAAGTGGGTTTGAGATTGACGTAAATGTTCATATCGTTGCGAGTGAGAACGGAAAGATCACGGATGAGATACGAGGCCATAATCTATTGACAGATACCGGCCTCGGACGCATGGGTAAATTGGTATCGACAACATCGCGTATAGATCGGATTGCGTTCGGTACCGGATCAACGCCGGTTGCGGTTACGGATACCGCGCTTGCAAATCAGGCCGGTATATATCCGATCATTCAATCCGATGTTTCATCGA